ACACAATGACTAAATTATGTGCTAGAGGCAAAGCGGCCGCTAAAAGAAAATTTAAAGTATACCCGTCAGCGTATGCTAATGCATATGCGTCTAAAGTTTGTGCGGGTAAAGCTAAGGATCCTTCTATTGTAAAAATAAATTATTGAAGGCCAAAAAAAGCTTCTAAAGGAACTATGATTACAGATCACGCTAAAACTCATAGACCAAGAATGAATACAGAAACAGATCAGGAATATAAGAAAAGAACTGAGTATAATGGTTCTCATATTAAATCAGAAATAGGCGGTGAGTTTGTTTCTAATAAGTCTTATGAACAATATTACAAAGATTTAATTTAACATGGCAAAGAAGGGATTAAAGAAATGGTTTTCAGAAAAATGGGTAGATATTGGAGCAAAGCGAAAAAATGGAAAATATCAACCTTGTGGCAGAGATACTGCGAGTGGCTCTTCTCAGAGGAAGTACCCAAAGTGTGTACCTATTGCAAAAGCCACACGGATGACAAAGCAAGAAAAGGCAAGTGCTGTAAGACGAAAGCGTGCGACCCCAAACACTGGCCCTAAACCTACAAATGTCAGTACATTTACAAAGAAATACTATGGAGGTATGATAGATTTATGAGTAAAAAATATACATTTGAAATGGTTGTGGTCAAGCCTACTGGTAAAGGCGGTAAGCCATTAAATCCTAAACCAATCAAACCAACTAAACCAATTAAACCCGTACAGAAATCAGGAGGCGGCATGAACGACAATAAACCAAAAGACCCAAAACCTAAAGTAATTCCTTTATTACCTGAAGGAGTTTTTTATAAAGGTAAAGCTAAAGACTATCCAGGCGTTAAAGAATTAATAAAAAGAAAAAATAAAAAAGCTTATGGTGGTGAACTTAAAGGCGATCAAAAAAAATTAGACAAAAATAAAGATGGTAAAATATCTGGAGAAGATTTTGCTATGATGAAAAAAAGCACAGGCGGAGAAATGAAACAAGGCTATGGTGCTGCAAGACAAAAAGGCGAAGGCTTACAAGATGAAAATTTAGTCCCTGGCAAAAACATGGATTATTATAAAGACTTAATATAAGGATATGCATGGCCAGAAAATTAAAAACAAAAAAATTAAGAGGTGGTGGATCTTACCAAGGGGGTAGAAAAGATACTCCTCCTGGAGCAGCAAAAGCTGGCCCTGTAGAAAGACCTGGTAACTATCAAGAGAAACAAATAACTGGCCCTAGAGATCCTGGAATTGCTACGGAATCTATTACATCCTTTAAAGATAATCTTGCAGCAAGACAAAAATCTATGGGCTTCGCTAATATTATACCTGGTGCCCAAGTTATAAATGTTGCAGGTGCAGTAAAAGATACTGCTGTTGGAAGAAAAGCAATGGGAATGCCTCTTGTATCAGGAACTGCTCAAAAATTAAAAGAAATGAGTGGTAGAGGAGGAGATGAAAATATTACTTGTCCTCCTGGTTATATTAATGTTGGTGGACAATGTGTAAAACAAGCTTCCAAAGGCGGAGCTATGAAATACTATAAGGATTTATTATAATGGCTACTTCAGGAACTACAACATTTGATTTAGATATAGATGAAATTATTCAAGAATCTTATAATCGATGTGGAGTAAGAACTAATTCAGGATATGATTTAAAAAGAGCAAGAAGAAATTTAAACATTCTTTTTTCTGAATGGGGAAATAGAGGAGTGCATCTTTGGAAAGTAGAATTACAAACACAAGCACTTACTTCAGGAACTTCTTCTTATACAGTTCCTACAAAAGTTTCTGATGTTTTAGAAGCATACATATCAACAACTTCTGGAGTAACTTCTTCTACAAATGATATCGCTTTAACAAAAATAGACAGATCAGCTTATGCTGCAAAACCAAATAAAGGTTCTACTGGTCAGCCTTCTCAGTATTATGTAGATAGACAAACCACACCTATTATTAATTTATATGTAACTCCAGATGCAAGCACATATACTTATTTAAAGTATTACACAATTAACAGAATTGAAGATGCGGGTGCTTATACAAACGAAGCAAACATAGCGTACAGATTTATACCATGTATGGTTTCTGGATTAGCTTATTATTTATCTTTTTTAGCTAACCCAAATCAAACACAAGCATTAAGATTAACTTACGAAGATGAATTACAAAGAGCTCTAACCGAAGATGGTGCAAGAAGTTCTGTGTATATTTCGCCTCAAACTTATTATGGAGATGGTGTATAATGGCAAGAGATTCAACAGGTAAATATGCATTAGCTATTTCAGATCGTTCTGGACAAGCCTTTCCTTACAGAGAAATGGTAAAAGAATGGACAGGAGCTTTTGTACATATTTCAGAATTTGAACCAAAACATCCTCAACTTGATCCTAGAAACGTAGGATCAGATGCACAAGGTTTAGCAAACGCAAGACCTCAAAATTTTACTGTTTTATCAGGAGGAGGCGGAGGTATTGTTGCTGATCTAACACTACCTGGTGAATTTGCATATAGTTCAAGAGGAATGATTCCAGATGATGGTTCAGCTCAAAATAGAGCAAGAGGTATGCATCCTAGTATAGGACAAGTAACAGTGGAGATTACATAATGGCTATATCTTATTCAGCTTTTTTAACTCAAGTAAGAAACTACACGGAAGTAGATTCAAATGTTTTAACAGATAGTTTGTTAGATCAATTTATTAGAAACACTGAATTAGATGTTGCAGGCAAAGTGGATTATGATGATTTAAGAAAATACGCTACTGCAAATTTTGTAACTGGACAAAGATATGTTAGTCGTCCAGGAGATGAAATTATTATAAGATCAGTTCAAGTTTTTGACGGTTCAGGTAATAGACATTTTTTAGAAAAAAGAGATACAAGTTTTATATCGGAATATAATAATACTGGAGCTACTGGATTACCTAAATATTATGCAAATTGGAATGAAAATAATTTTTTAGTTGCTCCAACACCAGATAGTACCTATCAAGTACAATTAAATTATATTATAGATCCCCCTCATTTTACCTCTACAAACAGCACTTTTTTAGCACAGTACCAAGATGCTTTACTTTTGTATGGCGTTTTAACTGAAGCTTTTTCTTACTTAAAAGGCCCGCAGGATATGTACAACCTGTATAAAAGCAAGTATGATACAAGTATTGAAGCTTTTGCTCTACAACAAATGGGTAGAAGACGTAGAGGAGAATACGATGAAGGAGTACCTAGAATGAAAGTTGCTTCTCCATCGCCATAAAAGATTAAATAAGGAGAAATAAAATGGCAATAACAACAAACGCAATATGCAATTCTTTCAAAGAAGAACTTTTTGAAGCAATTCATGATTTCACACCAACAACTGGTGATGTATTTAAATTAGCATTATACAATAACACAGCAACTATTGGAGATGATACCACAGCTTACCCTGGCGACAGTACAGGCGGACAAGTCGGCGATACTGGTCAATACGCACAAGGTGGTGGTGCTTTAGTTAATGCTTTAGTATCAGTAAACGGAACAACAGCTTTCGTTGACTTTGATGATTTATCTTTCACTGGAGTTACTTTAACTGCTAGAGGAGCTTTGATTTACAATACTTCAAACTCTAACAAAGCAGTTGCGGTATTAGATTTTGGTGGAGACAAAACTGCAACAGCTGGAACATTTACTGTTCAGTTCCCTGATGCTAACGATACGCAAGCTATTATCAGAATATCTTAATTAAAAAAAGGAGGGCCAGGTGGCTGACATTACAGTTACAGTTACATCACCTGGCCTTCAGGCTTTCGGTTCTAACACCTTTGGTGCAGAATCATTCGGTGGTTTAGAACCTTCAGCTTCATCTTCAACAGGTACATTATCAGTAGAAGCTAACGCAAACGTAAGCGTTACAGGTATTTCATTATCAAATCAAATAGGAACAACTTCACAAGCATTTAGTTCTACAATATTAGCTGATAGTCAATTATTAACAACCAACATAGGTCAAGGTTCTGGATTAGCAAATGCAGATGTTTCTGTAACTGGTAATTCTATTGCGTCTAACATTAATTCAGTTACTGTTGATGGTGAACTTCAAGTTGGTTGGGGTGGAGATGCGTGGGGAGAAAATGATTGGGGAGATTTATCAGGAGCTTATGCAAACCCAACAGGTATTTCATTATCAGCTAATATAGGTTCTATAATTACAGAAGCTGATGCAGATGTTTCAGTAACAGGAATAGCTTTAACAGGAGCTATCACCGATGTATATGCATTTACAAATATAATTCAAGAAGTAACAGGTATTTCAGCAAATATTTTAATTGGAAACGAAAGTACAGGATTTGGAGTTGATGTAACAGGATCTGAAATAAATACAGGTATTTCAAGTGTAACTATTGATGATAGATATTTAATTGGAGAAGGTTGGGGTAGAGATGTCTGGGGAGGCTGGGCATGGGGAGTAAATTATTCTGTTCTTATAGCGAATGGTTTAACTCTTACTGCTGTTACAGGAAACGAAGATGCATTTACAGATGTAGTTGTTTCTGTTTCTGGTAATGAAGCACAAACATTCATAACACCTGTAGGCACTTCAGCAAACTCAGATAATGAAATAGCACATTCTTTCTTAATTCAAGGTTCTTTAGGAGATGTATCTTTAGTTGGACATGCTTTAGTAGAGCCTACTGGAATAGGTTCTTCTATTATTCAAGGACAAACAATTGGAGGAACTATTCAAGAAGTTCCTGTAACAGGAAGTGGACTAACTACATTTATTGGAAACGAAGACACAGCTGCAAACGCAGATGTATCCGTAACTGGATCTTCTATAACAGGATCTGTAGGTCAGGCTGGATATATAGCTGGCTTTGATGTTACAGGAGTATCAGCAACCTTTAACCTAGGTTCAGTAACTATATTAGGTAATGCTAGAGTAAATGTTACTGGCACAGGCTTGACAACTGCTGTTGCATCCCCTAATATCATTGCATGGGCGGAGGTCAGCACTGGAACCCCTGTAACATGGCGTGAGGTTGACTTAGCAGCTTAACGTAATATAATTTAATAAAGGAATTTAATATGGCATCAAGTTATTCTACAGATCTAAAACTAGAATTAATGGTAACTGGCGAAAACGCTGGTACATGGGGTGATAATACAAATAATAACTTAAATCTTATTCAACAAGCAATCGCTGGTTATGAAGCAATAGCACTTACTGATGGTGGAACTGTTACTCTTGCAATGACAGACAAAACAATCTCGAATGCAAGAAACATGGTAATTAAATTTACTGGTACTTTAACTACAGCTTCAACTGTAACTATCCCAGATTCAATTGAAAAATTTTATATCTTTGATTTATCAGCAGTAACTGGTGTTACTAACTTAACTGTTAAAACAGTTTCAGGAACAGGTTTCACAGCAGGTGAAGCTAAAATTGTAGCAGCATACTCTGATGGAACTAATTTAAATGAAATTGCTTTAGATACTTTAGGTGGAACTATTGGAACTGCACAAATTGCTGACGATGCAATCACATCAGCAAAAATTAGTGCTAACCAAATAACTACAGCAAAAATTTCAGACAACCAAATTACTACAGCAAAAATTTCAGACAATCAAATTACAACTGCAAAAATTTCAGACAATCAAATTACAACTGCAAAAATTTCTGATAATCAAGTTACAGCAGATAAACTAGATGATCTTTTAACTGACTCTGGTGGAACTGCAGGTGCTTATACATCAGCTAATATCACAGTTGACGCACAAGGTAGAATTAGTGCAGCTGCAAGTGGATCTGCAGGTGGCTCAATGGGAGAAATGGTTGTAGCAGCAGGCCCTGCTTCAGGAACTTACACAGCTAACCCAGGTGCAAATAAAGCTTTAATTTACGCAATCTCAGGAGGAGGCGGAAACGGAGGAGATTCAGTTGGTTTTGCTGGTGGAGCTGCTGGAGGAACAGGAGCTTTTGGTTATTATGAAGCGACTGTAACAGGCGGAACAGGTTATCCTTATACTGTAGGTACTAACGGAGCTAATGGAACTCCTACTCCTGGTAACGCCCCTCCAGGTAATCCAGGCAGTGCTACTAACGTTACAAACTTAGCGACAGTAAATGCTGGAAACGGTGGCGGTGGTGCAAGAAGATCTCCCCCATTCCCAGGTGCTAGCCCAGGAAACCCAGGAACAGCTCCAGGTGCTACTTTAACTTTAAACTCACCTGAAGGATATTTAATTGATTCTGCATACGGTGGCACAGCAGAACCTGGTTACCTTGTAATTAAAGATA